GAAAATGGTCAGTTTGATATAAGAGGAAATAAATTCCTATCCAACAATGTTGGAGCTATGACACCATTCTTGTCGATATCAGATGCCTCTAACGGTGTTATCGTAGATAACGCTTTCATCAGAGGTAGCAACGTTGTAAACGCTTATATTGCTGCCCCAGCCGTATTGACCAGTGGCGTTGTAGCCATTGTCGACAACTTCTTTGATAGCTCTACCATTAATGGAACTAATCAAAATCTAGTTTCTAATTTACCATTATCTTGGATATACAAAGATAATTTAAACACACCATCCACCTTAAACAATATAGCGGCAACTGGTAGCGGTCTTGTACCTTATAACGTAACTGTGTATGACAATGTTATATCTCTAACACCAAGTGCACCTATGATTGTTAATCTGCCAGCTATTAGCTTGTCGCCACCAGGCAGGACACTTACTATTAAAGACGTTACTGGAGTTTTTGATACCAACCAAGTTACTTTACATAGAGCGGTTAACACGGAAACCATAGAGGGTATAGCTGCCGATTATGTAATGTTAGTTCCTTACGGATCAATTACATTATTAGCTGGTACTAGCGGTTGGACTATAATATAAAGGTAATACAATGACAGTCTCTAGATTAGTTAAACAAATTTTTACATACAACGCTGGAACTAATGCTCAAACAACATTAAATAACCAGCCTGATGTAGGTATTACTCTTCCATCAGCAATTCTTCCTGTTGCATCAACTGCCGGTTTTACAACTAGTGGTCAAATAAGCCTTTATTCAGCAACAGGAACAAATATATACACTCTTGTAACGATTAATTACACCAACATTACCCCAACTTCTTTTACGGGATGCACAGGTGGTACTGGCGCTTTGTTCAATTATAGTACGTATCCAAGCCCGACCATCATTACGCAAACTTCAAATGCTCCTGTCAATGTAGCTAATTGGGTTGCACCACCGGGAGTTAAATGGATATGGGTTACCGGTTGTGGCGGTGGCGGTGCAGGCGGAAGTGGAGCTTCTGTTAGCTCTACTAACTTCGCTTATCCTTTATTTGTATGGTGTTTAGCTGGTGGTGGAGGTGGTGGACAAGCCGCAGTAACAAGTACACATGCCGTTGCTGTAGTCCCAGGAGTATCTTATCCAATCTCTATTGGATTGGGAGGTCTTGGAGCTGTCGCTAATCCTGTTTGGAACGGAAATCCTTATACTGGAACTCCACTATATCCTAATAACTATGGTGGCGCTTGCTGGGGTAATCCTGGTTCCAATGGACAAAATAGTATTTTCGGCTCTGTTGTTTTTACTGGTGGTCAAGGTGGTAGACGTGGAGAAATACTACAACGTGCCGTAGCCATTAACGAAACGGGAACCTTTGCTGGTGGTGATAATCCAGTAGGCGGTACTCAGTATGATGGTGCCCGTTGGCCAGCAGGTTTTACAGACCATACTACCAGTGCACCTTTCCCAAACCCAGTTTTAGGTGGACAGACTGTTCAAGGACGAACTTATGGAATCTGGAACCCTCCAGGTATTGTATCTTCTAATTTCGTTTTAGATCAAGTTGTAACAATAGGAATAATTAACAACGCTCAATCTCTAGTTGCTAACTCAGCTCCTCAAGGCGCCAATGATAATTGGCTTCCAGGATCGGGAGGAGGCGGTGGTGGAGGAGGTGGCGGTACATCAAATAACATCTATTCAGTAGGTGGTGGTGGTGGCTTCGCCTCATTCGGTAATGCTGGACCTAACTTTGCAGGTGGAGGCGGTTACGGCCAGTATGGAGGCGGAGGCGGTGGCGGTGGAGGCGGAGAAGGCGTCTACTGGAATAACACACATGACGGTGCCCATGGTGGAGACGGTGGGGCTGGTTTCATAGAAATAGCATGGATACAATAATGAAAAATGTAGCTTACAAAACAATGAAAAATAACCCTAATATACCTGATGGTTTTATCGTTGATCACTATGAGACCGATGATGATACAGTAGAAGGCTATATCGTTGTTGCTAAAGAGATGTTTTCTCAACTGTTATTAAACAATGTAACACTTATGAGAGCGCATGAAACAAGCGCCAAAGGTATTGAGCCAGCACATCCAAATAATCCGCCCCGTCCTGTCATAGCAAATGACAAGGCGATCCCGGCTGATATGAATATCGTAGTGGCAAGACAAAAAGAAATGCAACAAGCAGTAGAGAAGAATAAGGCAGATGTCGAGCTATTTAAACAATTTATGGCTTGGAAGGCTTCTCAGGATACTGGTTCCGGTTCCGATTCCGGTTCATAATTTGACATTAATACATGTCTTCGAATAACTTCTTTAAATCAGACCTTTTCGGAATATACAATATCGTACAAGCGTCGATGATTGTATACCCAAAAGAAATCATCATTGCTACATTGCGTGATTTCTTTTCTAAAGATAGTTATTACCATTTTTCCAAAGATCAATGGGGCTTCCCTAATACAACAGATCATACTGATCTACCACCAGGTGCAGATTTACCACGTGGTCCAGGCGCTCATCCAGAATTGAACCCTAATCCAGTTCTACCTACTCGTATTTTTATTGGAGAGAATTTTAGATACGATAGTATCTTCTATCCTGCCATTTTAATCAAAAGTGGCGGATCTCGTTATGTTCCAATTTCTATCAATCGTGACCAGGGTGAAGTAAAATACGATAATGTATTATTTGTTGATGGATATGGTAATGAGACTTTCGTTAGAAAGCCAGTTGCTTTAGTAACATCAGGGGCCTGGGAAGGCTCGATAGTTGTTGACGTAATGAGCCGCAGTTTAAGGGCTAGAGATGACTTGGTGGAGTTGATTGGAATGTGCTTTACGGAGATACATTTTGATACTCTTCATGAAATAGGAATCATAGTCAAACCTATTTCAATTGGTGCCCCGTCAGAAACTGACGATCGAAATGATAAGCTATTTAGGCAATCTTTAACATTAGAGATAAGAACGGAATGGCGAAGAGAAATACCGGTTGCCAGCACAATCGATGCCATTCTCTTCACAGCGTCCTTTGCTGATTTGTCGAGACAGACCCCAGCGGCAGCCAACTTGACTGTCAATACAGAAGTTAATACAGCAGATATGCTACTAAAAATGTAAGATACTGTGGATGAGTAGGGGCAAAATGAAACGTTTAAGACCAAGCAAGACAACAAATTGTGGTAATATAGCGCCAAGGATAGCAATATTACTACATTTTAGTGATACAATCCACAAAACCGAGTGAGAAGGATTTAACATGGCAAATATACCAGGCGCAACAAATGCCTTACCAGGAGTATTCACCGACGTAATTACCCAGTCTAGTGGTGTTGCGCTTCCTGGGGGTTCTCGTGTCGTAGCTATGATCGGTCAAGGCTCAACCAGCGAGATTTTGGTTTCTCAAGCTCTAGGTGGTGGTCAAGACGGTCTGAATGATACGTACACGTCAAATTCGGGTTCTGATGGCAGGCACTTTGCTCTTGCGCACTTTCCAGTAATCCAGAACCGTACAACTATTTTTAAGAACGGAGTTCCACTAGTAGGATTCGAACTTGGACCAATTGTTCCAACAACTACCTTTAGTTTCAACTACGACTATCAGTTAGATCCAACCACCGGTCATGTTCTATTGCAGTCTGCCCATCTACAAGATCAGGGCGGCTCTTTTTACACCCCACTTAACACTAACGTTGGTTTGGGTAGCCTCAACAGCTTGGCATTGGTAGATAATAACTCACCACCTGAAACCTGGACTGTTCGTTGTGTCTCTGTTCAAAGAACCGCGATGAACCAACCAATCGCCGGAACTGCAAAGTTCTTGGCATTCGGTTCTGTCTCTGGCGCCAAGCTAGATGCCAATGGTAATCCAATCGTTTGGCTTGCTAACGGACAAGTTGTCAGCAATGGTATCCTCAGCTTCAGCATCACTGAGACTCAAGTCTCCAGCATCACGGTATCTCCATTCCGTGAAGGTGATGCATTCACGGTTATCGTTAACAGCGGAGTTCTAGTTCGTGGTGACTCTCTAACTGCAACTGAAATTCCACTCGCTAACATCAACAACCCAACTCTAACTCAGGGTATTAGCGATATCACAAACTTCAGCGGTCCAGCCAGCTTGACTAACAATCTAAGCTTGGGTGGTCAGCTACTATACGCCAACGGCGCATCTTTCATGCTCGCCGTTCAAGCAGCCCCTCCACTACCAAGAAGAACATCTTATGTAATGGAGCCATCTGTTGATTCGCTATCTACCAATGTAGATGACTTTATCTTCCCGTTCCCATTGGGTGTCGCTCCAGACTTCAATGCTAATATCCATGTGTTCGTAACTAATCTAACCACTGGTGTTGAGACTCAGTTGCTACCAAACAAGTATCCATATTACACTTTGGGTACAGCCGGTAATCCAACTGTAAGTCAATTCGTCTTCAGCGATTTGGCTCCACCTTCCGGATGGTCCTATGACTATAGCGTTATCAACAGCTTTGAAACTGTAGTAACTGGATTCGACGGATATATTGGCAGACTACCAGCTTTCGGAACTCAGGCCGTCTTCGGCGCTGAAAGTGGTCACTTTGACTCCAGCTTTATCGGTAAGTTGCTAAAGGTTATCGATTCCACTAACAAAGCTAACATCGGAACCTTTGACATCACTGGCGTATCCAATGGTCAACTAAGCATTCAGACGATTCTAGTCGGTGAGCCGGGCGATCCAGTTCCAGAAACTACTCCATCTGGTTTCCCAGACTTTGTTTCTCAAGGATCTGGTGTGGCGTTTGAAGTTATTCAGATTTCAACGGGACTACCAGTCGCCGGACTATCTGGCACTGATGGAACCTTGGTTGCTTTCTTGAACACCGCTACTGCTGACCTAAACAGCACTGCTGTTAACTTCAACATCCCAGACTTGGTTACTAATTACAGACTACAAATCAATGGCTCTGCTATTGGCAACAACGGTCTATACGATATCATCGCATACGACTCATTCACCAATACACTGACCTTGCAGATGGCCTTTGTAAGCGAGAGCGGCCTAAGATATGAAGTTCTTGACCCTCTTGATGTCAGCACCTACTTGGTAATGAACCATAACATCGTTCCAAACGGAAATCAACTCAGAGTCACTATTGTTGACGCTAGAGACGCATCCTTCTTCGATGCAGGATGGCTCAATGCTCTAGAAGTTCTAGAGACTGTTGAATGTGATATCTTGGTACCACTACCAAACCAAACCATCTCAGTTATCTTCCAGAACTGCCTAAGCCATTGTATCGCAATGAGCAATATCGCTAACAGAAAAGAGCGCGTGTTGTTCATCGGAGCAATCCAAGGTTTGACCCCAGCCAACTTGACTGGCGCTCAACCAGCAGCCGTAGAAGACATTGGTATCCTAGAAGGAATCCAAGGAGATAGCATTACTGACATCTTGGCAGGAAACGTAGAAGACCTTGCAAACTACTCAGTATCTAACTCTTACGGTTCAACCTTCAGAGCAGTATACTTCTACCCAGATCAGATTGTTGTTCAAGCGGGTGCAGAAAACGTCCTAGTAGACGGATTCTATATCGCAGCGGCAGCAGCCGGATATGCAAACGCAGACTTGGCTCTACAGAATCCATTTACCAACAAGGTATTCAGCGGATTCACCATCTTGAGAAACAAGACTTTCTCTCCATTGGTTCTTGAGCAGTTGGCAGCAGCAGGTGTCACCACCCTACAGCCAGTCGCAGGCGGTGGTAGAGTTGTATGGGGTATCACAACCAGCCAGTCTGGATTCCCAGAAGAACAAGAAATTTCTATCGTCTTCATCAGAGATAGAGTTGCTAAGGTTCTACGTGGTGGTTTCGCAGGGTTCATTGGAACTCCACAGCTAGCAACCACTTCAACTTCTCTAAATACAGAAGCGGTCATTTTGCTCAACGCCTTGATTTCTCAAGGATTGATTACTGCCTTCAAGGGATTGTCGGTTCAGCAAGACTCATTAGATCCACGTCAGTGGAACGTTGCAGTAAGTGTTCAACCAGTTTATCCAATCAACTGGATCTATATTAAGGTAACAGTAGCTAATTTGGGAGCTTGATATATATAATCAGGGAGTATAAATAAATGACAACAGGATATCCACAAACTGGTTCTCTACTACAAATAGTTAACCCTGATGGTACTACAACAAATAGTACTAATACTGCAATTTCAACTAACATCTTATTGGCTGTGAGAACCCCAAGTGGTTATCAACCAATTGGTGCTGTTCAGTCGATGGCAATCTCTGAGAAGAGAGCTATCAAGATGATTGACGAAGTTGGAACTGATGGTCACATTGACTCGGTACCTAACCAGTCAACAAACATCACTGGCACTTGCCAGAGAGTAAGATTCCAGAAACTACGAGTTGCAGAAGCTTTTGATAGAGGATTCTTGCATGTAGCCGCACAAGCTTATCCTTTTGATATTATCATCTTCGATAAGCAAAAGTTTCAACCAGATGCTCAAGTAACTACAATCATCAAGAATGTATGGATTTCTGGTATTGACTATACTTACCAAGTAAGCGATTGGGTTATTACTGACTCAATGACTTGGGAAGCAGAACACATCTATAGTACAGTTAAGGGTGGACCTGCTGCTGTTGGTGGCCAGAACAACTTGGTCAAACCATTCGGTGGTCCTAACAATCCAAACTGGATTGAAACCCAGACTGACATGGGTAGTGGTGGTAGAAGAGGTTCATTGGATGCTGCCGGTCTTATCGACATTGGCACTTCTCAGTACGGACCACCAAGTTCTACTGGCATCTTCTAATCCTTTCTAATAACCCTAACTCCTTAAAGCGCTTGGCTAAACAGTCAAGCGCTTTTTCATTTGTTATATATTTGTTAGGAGTTGTGCAATGCCAAAATTTGATAGTCCAATTGGAAGTAAACAGTTTCAGGGTCAACCTATGAGAGAAGTAAGTATCCCTGATGATACCGGCTATGAAGAGCCACCTATGCCGAGGGCACGCCAGCCACGTGAGCCCGCACCCGTTTTTGATGAAAGATCTATGAGAGAGTTTCAATCTCAAATGCAGCCTCCAGAACCAGGCCCTATGAGAGAAATGTCTGAAATGGAAAGAGGCATTTTAGCAGCTAAGAAGGCCAAGCGTGAAGGCAAGGAAAGGCTCTCTGATGGCGCTAAACGACGTATAGAAATGCTGATCGGCATGACTAGGCTCACCAGGGAGGTAGATGTCGGCGGACAAATGTATAAACTACAGACGCTGACTTCTCAAGAACTGCGTGATGCTGTCATAGCTACTGCCGAATTCGATGGTAAAGTCGAGTTCATTTTTGAGAATAGAAAGCAGCTTCTTGCCCGCTCTGTTACCGTCATAGCTGGTGTTGCTATTGACCAGTTTCTAAATTCAGATGAATTAGAGGCCAAACTAGAGTTTATTGAACTGATTGACCATGCCCTATTACATAGATTATACGGCGAATATGTATCTTTGACCCAGGAAGCTCAGAATAAGTATAGTCCCAAGACTGAAGAGCAGGTCAAGGAGGTCATTGCTGATCTAAAAAAATAATAAATGAACCGGAACACCGTTTTCATTGGGAGCTTATGAAAATGAAGAGAACCCTTGACATTGGTGATCCTGAAATTACGGAAATGGACCCGGTTCGTAAAATGTGGCTTTTTGAGCAATGGCTCGGCGATAACAGAGATGATGCCGAACTAGCTAAAAATCACGCATATCTATTAGGCTCTTTCTTTAATGCGGAAGCAGTACAACAGATGCTTAATGATAATGTTCATGAATCTACTGATGAAGATATGGAAGAATCCATGCGAATGGTCACTGACGGTTTGCCTGGAGTATTTGAAGCACCACAAGAAAAACCGCTGCCTAGAAGAAGACGTAGAGCGGCTTTAAAGGAATGATAAATGGCTGGTCCTGATGATCCAACAAGTGCTAATATAGCTGCCCCGACTGAAGATCAGTTGAAAGCGTGGGATCAGTATAATGAGTACACTAAACAATCTAATGAGAATATCTCCCAAGTAAATAGCCTTACCCACATGGCGGAGCAAACATTTGGTTCTCTAAACGATGGTTTGAAAAAATTAGGTCTTTCATTTGAGTCTCTAGATAAAATGAATAGCAAACAGGCTGCCGGATTTGGCGCCTTAAGCACTTCTATTTTGGGAAGTAAAGAAGCCTTTACTCAATTAGCAAGTGTTGATACTAGTAGGTTATTAACTTTTACTGGTCAGATAAAGGATATGCAAGAGACTTTGAAACAAAGTCCAGTTTACAGAATCCTTAAAAAAGAACTTGAAGATGCAACCAAAGCAGCGGCAGCTATGGGTGGTGCTGTTACTAACGTAGCAAGAGCGGCAATTACAACAGCAGAAAATAAGATTAAAGACTTTACTAATGTAGTTTCAGAATCTGCAATGGCCATGTTAACCAGTGCTGACAACTCGCTAAGACTGCAAAATGCTATGTTCCAACTAACTATGCAGGCAGGAGATGCTAAAGACTTATTTACAGGTATTGATAAACTAACTGATGGAATGAGTGAAGGATTTCAAAATATTGGCGACGTTATGGCCAAATTCAATACAGTACTAGAAAGTGGCTCGAACGCTTTGGGTGGCAACCAAGAACTAGCGGCTAAGTATATGGCCGAAATCAATAGAATGCCCGGAGGATTCAAAGCAATAATTGCGCCCCTTGAAATCGCAGGCCAAAAAACCAACATCTTAACAGCTAGCATTCAATATGCTGTAGGTGCTGGTCGTAAGCAAGAAGAAGTTTTTGCTGATATGTCCAAAGCTATGGCTGAGTATAGTATCTCGGGCGGTGATGCTCTTAGATTCTCAGCTAGAA